AACCCCAGGTAGAAGCGTAGACCCAACAGAGTTAATGAAACAGTATGTTAACGAAAACAAAGACGACTTAAATGTTGATGCAAATCAATTTACCGACGGCGACTATGGGCCAGGCACAAGTGATAGTCCAGACATTGACACTAATGCAACCAAAACAGAAGTTAAATCCAACGAAGACAAAGCAGTTGAAACAGAAGAAGAGCCTCCTAAAAAAGTAAAAGTAGATCCACAAGAAATTGCTTACACCGCAGACGGTAGAGTTTTAAATCTACCTTTGCCTAATGCATTAAGACAGTTTGCAAGTTACAATTATAAAATTGGAATGTATGCATTAACCAATGCAGAAATAAACGATCCAGATAACACATATAGAAGAAGACGTCCTTCAATTGCAATATTACAAAGTGGCGGCGGACTTGGCGACAGTAAAACATTAACAGCATATGAGTCTTCTGGTAAAAAAGTAGAATTCTTTTGTGATTCTTTAGAAGTAGAAGCATTAATTTCTCCAAGTAGAAGAAAAGGAACAACTAATGCTGTTGGTTTTAGACTTGAAATTACAGAGCCTTACAGTATGGGATTGTTCTTACAAGCATTACAGATTGGAGCATATCAAGCAGGACATCAAAATTATTTAGAAGCACCATTTCTTTTAACATTAGATTTTGTTGGCTGGGACAATGATGGTAATCCTAAACTTGTACCAGAAGCAACTAAACTTTTACCATTTAAACTTGTTGGTAGTGGTTTAGAAGTTAACAATGGTGGAAGTCAATATGTTGTTGAAGGTGTTGCATACAATGAAGGAGCATTGAAAGATGCTACACAATCTATACCCTGTGATGTAACATTGGTTGGAAGAACACTTGAAGAAATATTTCAAAGTAGTCCAAAAAGTTTATCGAGTGCATTAAATCAGTATTATGGAAAAAGAGCAATTGAACAGCAGATTACTACAGCAGATCAATATTTTGTAGTATTTCCTAAAACCCGTGCAACCAAAGGAAATTTATCAGGCGGTGCAAGTGATGGCGGCGCCGGTGCAACAACTGCCAGTGGCGGTGTTAACACTGTAAGTGTTAGTACTAATACCGCACAGAGAAAACAACAAAGTGTAGCAGAGATTCAAGAATATTATAAAATGATCAAAGATGGAGAAGTACCTGAAGACTTCAATGAATATTATATAGAAACCTTGGTTTCGCAATCTCCGTTGGGACAAGAAATTACAGATAAACAAACAGGTAAAGCAAATGCAAACGAAATAGGATTAAGCACGGTGTTTGATCTCGAACGACTTGGGAGTACCAATCAACCCTTTGGTGATGCAAAATTTACCTGGGACAAAGAACTAAATGTTTGGTCAAGATCCGGAGGACAAATGCAACTATCTCCAGGATTAGGTGAAATTAAATTTACACAGGGTACAAGAATCCAAGACATAATTGAAGAACTTGTAACTATTTCAGAATATGGACGCAGTATTGTTAGCCAACCAAGTGACAGCAAAGGCTTTAAAAAATGGTTTAAGATTGACACACAAGTTTTTAATATTACAGATCCTGCAACAGAAAAGAAACAAGGTACACCACCTAAAATCTATGTTTTTAGAATTATGCCATATCTTGTAAATGAAGCAAAATTTTTATCACCTGATAAAATTCCGTATGGCATCGAAGCATTAAAACAACAAGTATGCAAGGAATACAATTATATCTATAGCGGCAAAAATGAAGATATTCTTAATTTTAATATTAACTTGGATAATACATTCTTTAAAAGTATTTCACCGGGTGTGCTTCCTAAACTTAATGTTGAAGAAGGTAAAGACGCCAACGAAAGTCCTGAGACCGTTGTAAAACAAACAGATGCAGACAACGAACAAGCAATATCAGGCAAAACACAAATGACTACTAATAACAATACTGCCGCGGCCGGTGCTGTTGATATAGATGATATGCGTGTAGAACTTGCACGTAAATTTAATGATGCTATTGTAAATTCTGATGCAGACTTGTTAACACTTGAAATGGAAATTTGGGGAGATCCGTATTATCTTGCAGATAGCGGAGTAGGCAACTACAATTCAGAAAACACAGAATTTATTAACATTGATGCTGATGGAAACATTGATTACCAATATGGTGAAGTTGATGTTCTTGTAAACTTTAGAACACCTGTTGATTACAAAGACAACGGTCTAATGGGATTCCCTGAAGAAACTGTTGCTGTTGATGCGTTTAGTGGATTGTATCAAGTAATTGCAGTAAAAAATATATTAAGTGATGGACAATTTAAGCAGACAATTGAATTGGTTCGTAGACCTAATCAATATGCTAAGAAAGAAACTTCACAAGATCCAGAAAAGAGCAATCAAGAAATTAGATTGAAAGACAATTTCGGCGTAATAGAATCAGCACAGGCAATATCAGAAAGCACAGACGGTACTCCTTTCCAAGTTAATGCTGACTCGGTTATTACGACAGTTCAACAAAATAGAATAAAAAGTCAAGACGCAAAAGAAAAAACTGGCGTTGACGAGTTTGGAGGTAATAATTTAATATAATGGGACAAGATACAAGAACCGCAGGTAAAGTAGTAAAATTAGATCCGGGTCCTTATATGGCCAAGGTGATAGGTCATCTTGATCCTAATTACATGGGCGCCATAGAAGTTGAACTTGTAAAAGTTTCCTCAAGCAGTAACCAAGGTCTTGAAGGCCAAACATTTAAAGTACGTTACGGTAGTCCGTTCTTTGGACAGACTCCTGCGTCAGCACTTACTAAAAACAAAGATTACAAATACACACAACAATCATATGGCTTCTGGATGACACCACCAGACATTGGTTCCAGAGTAATTGTTGTGTTTATTGAAGGTCAATCTAACATGGGATTCTGGATTGCTTGTGTTCAAGACAACTACATTAACTTTTCAATGCCTGACAGGGTAGCAACAACCCATATTAGTAATCAACCTCAATCAGATGGAAGTAAAGATAGTATTGCAAACACAGGCAAAGCAGTAGTCGGTGAAATTAACAAAAAGAATCTTGAAGATAACAAAGGTAATGATCCTACAAAGTTTAAAAAGCCTATAAATGAAAACTGGATGTCGGTATTAGGAATACAGGGGTTATCAAGTGATGGCACAAGAGGTTTAAGTACAGCAAGTGCAAGACGTGAAGTACCAAGCATGGTATTTGGTATTTCAACTCCAGGACCATATGATAAACGTCCTGGCTACGTAAAAGCCAAATACGGTCCTCAAGGAACACAAGCAGATATTCCATTCAGCCGCCTCGGCGGAACGCATTTTGTAATGGATGACGGTGATGACAAATTTTTAAGAAAAGGTTTCGCAACCAATTCTAAGAAAGAATATGCAAATGTAGGCAAAGGCGAAAAAGACGGAATTCCACAGTTACCAGCAAACGAATTAATGCGTATCAGAACACGCACAGGACATCAAATTCTTTTTCATAACACAGAAGACTTAATACGTATTGATCATGGCAGTGGTAATTCATGGATTGAAATGAGTTCCAATGGTAAAATTGATGTGTATGCAAAAGACTCTATTAGTATACACACTGAAAACGATCTTAACATTACTGCTGACAGAGATATCAATATGCAGGCAGGTAGAACATTTAATCTGCTTACAAACTTTGGCATCAACTTAGAAACCAAAACTTCTATTCAAACACTGGCGTTTTTAGCAACCAATATCACAAGCGGAACAACATCTAATATCAACAGTGGATTAGGACACTATGAAACTGCACTACAGATCCATATGAATGGGCCAGAGGCCGCTAAGACAACTTCGTTGTCCACTCACGTGGTTCCCGGCGCTACCGCTACCGCTATCGCGTCCTTACACAAACGCTTACCACAGCATGAGCCGTGGGCACACCACGAAAACGTGGATCCGATACAGTACACCACTGTACAAACAGACAGAACGAATGATGTTGTTATTCCACCGGCTCCAGACATTGATAATATACCAGATACATTCAAGAAAGAGGGTGCTTAATAGCATATAAATATTGATATGAGCAGTTTAGAAAAAGATACAATTAAAAACATTAAAGTCAAGGAAAACCTAAAACAGAAACCTATTGTAAAGGCTCAATCTTACAGAGGTTTAAGCACAGTCAATCCTGACAATTTATCTTACACTCTCTATGATATTGGGTTAATTAAACAAGACCTACTTAATCACTTCCATATAAGACAGGGGGAAAAATTAGAAAATCCTGAATTTGGAACAATTATTTGGGACATTTTATTTGAGCCGTTAACGGAAAATCTAAAAGAAGCAATAGCAGACAACGTAACAACGATTATTAACAGCGATCCACGTATCAATGCTAATAGAGTAATTGTTGATCAGTATGAAAGTGGTATACAAATAGAGTGTGAACTGCAATATCTACCATATAACATTTCTGAAAAAATGAAGTTACAGTTCGATCAAAACAACGGCTTTGTAGGTTAAAGAATTAAGTACTCTGTTAACAGAAACAAATAAATACTTTATAACGAGGAAAGCAAATGTCGACAACAGATAGACAAAATAGATTACTACTTGCAGAAGACTGGAAGAGAGTATATCAAACATTTAAAAACGCAGACTTTAAGTCATACGACTTTGATAGTCTACGTCGTACAATGATCAACTATCTGCGTGAAAATTATCCAGAAGATTTCAACGATTACATTGAATCCTCAGAATACCTTGCGTTAATTGATTTGATTGCATATTTAGGTCAAAACCTTGCTTTCCGTGTTGATCTAAATGCACGTGAAAACTATTTAGAACTTGCAGAACGTAGAGAAAGTGTATTACGTTTAGCAAGACTTCTTTCTTACAATCCAAAGAGAAATCAAACAGCAAATGGCTTATTAAAGTTTGAAAGTGTTCAAACCACCGAAGACATTGTAGACAGCAACGGTGTTAACCTTGCTAATCAAACAATTATTTGGAATGATCCAAGCAATCCTGATTGGTCAGAGCAATTTAGAAAAGTACTAAATGCTTCGTTGCCTGAAAACTCTATTGTAGGACGTCCTGTTAAAAAATATACAATTAACGGCATTACTACAGAACAATATCGTTTCAATGCAACAAATTCTAATTTACCTATCTATAGTTTTAATAAAAATGTAGGTGAAAAGAATTTAGTATTTGAAGTAACCAGTGCAGGTATTACAGTAGACAAAATTTTTGAAGAAACTCCATTACCAGGAAACAGTTTAGCATTTTTATATAGAGAAGATGGTAAAGGCGCTGGCAGTTCTAATACAGGATATTTTCTACACTTTAGACAAGGACAAATGGACAATGGTTCTTTTACTGTTGACAATCCTAATACTAATCAAGCGATAGCAATTGATGCAACAAACATTAATAATTCAGATGTATGGTTATACAAACTTGATGCTAATGGCAATGAACAAGATTTGTGGACTAAGGTAGATGCTGTTGAAGGTAACAATGTAATCTATAATAGTTTAAGCAAAAATCAACGAGATATCTATACAGTTCTAACCAGAATTGAAGATAGAATTAGTTTATTATTTGCTGACGGAACATTTGGTAATTTGCCTAAAGGTAGATTCAGAGTTTATTATAGAAAGTCGATTGGAAGAAAATATAGTATTCAACCTGAAGAACTTACAAACATTACAATATCTGTTCCTTACGAAACAAGAAGCGGAACAGCAGAAACAATGACTGTAACTGCTTCGTTAAAATACACAGTTGATAATGCAAGTTCAGCAGAAACAAGTAGAAGTATTAAAGAAAATGCACCTTCAACATTCTATACACAAAATAGAATGATTACAGGTGAAGATTATCAAGTAGCACCGAGATCAATCAGCCAAGAAATTATTAAAAGTAAAAGTATTAATAGAACGTCGAGTGGCATTAGTAGATATTTTGATTTAATTGATGCCACGGGCAAATATTCAAGTACTAATATTTACGGTGATGACGGAGCCATTTATAGAGAAGTATTTGACAAGCGTGTGAATTTTTCGTTTATTACGAGAACAGATGTTGAAGGTCGTATTGAAAACGTAGTGCAACCTATTTTAAGAAATATATTAATTAGAAATTTTTATCTAAGTGAATTTCCGAAGACTTCGGCGGCTGACTTAGGAGCAACCTGGAATCAAGTTGCAAGACAAACAAATAACTCGAGCGGATATCTAACAGATACACTTGATATAAAACTAACTACAGGTACATTTACAGGAAGTACATTAAGATACATAGAACCCGGAGCACTTGTTAAATTTCTTGCACCAGCAGGTCAACATTTTATGACAAACGATCTTAATAAGTTGATGTCTGGAAATGCAGATCACCCTTTTGCTACTAAATTTATTTGGACAAAAGTAATTCAAGTTAATGATGATGGAACTGAAAATTACGAAGACGGTCAAGGACCTATTATTTTTAATGATGTTATTCCAACAGGTGCAATATTAAGCGAAATTAAACCCAAGTTTGCAACAAGTTTAACAACAGATGTTATTTCTCAAATGATTGATCAAATTTTTGCATATAAAACATTTGGTTTACGATATAGCCTTGCTGATAGAGAATGGCGAGTAATTTTAAATAACAATCTAAGTATTGGTAATGCATTTAATACAGGTAGATCAGGTGATAATTCAAATCAAAATTTAGACTCAAGTTGGTTATTATTATTTGAAACTGACGGAGAAAAGTATACAATCACATACAGAGGTGTTAGATATATTTTTGAAAGTGATAAAGAAGTAAGATTCTATTTTGACGAAACTGATAAAATCTATGACAGTAGAACAGGACAAATTGTTACAGACAAAATAAACTTGCTTTCTATTAATAAACAACCAGACAGTGTTCAACCATTTACTATTGATTATCCTTGGCAAATTACTAAAGAATATCGCGACGAAGAAGGATATGTTAACAGTAAAAAAGTTGAGATTAGTTTCTTTGACAGTGATGCTGACGGAGTAATTGATAATCCTGACTCATTTTTAAATTTTGTAGAACCGGAAAACAATCCTTTAACTAAGTGGGTTTTCGTAAAAGAAGAAGTTTCAAATAATCAATCCACAAATTTTAACTATGTAGATGCACAAGCAGAAAATATTAAAGTGTTTGAAACTGAATCAGCAACTGGACCGCTATCAGTATTTGATAACGGAACAAAATTCTATTTTGTAGATAATGATGTATTTAAAGAATATAGCACAACTACTGGATTGTTGTCTTTAATTACAAATTATAAAGCATATAAAGGTAGAGATAAAATTAAATTTCAATATGTACATAGTGCAGACGAAAACAATAGATTAGATCCAAGTAGTACAAATATCATTGATACATATTTGTTAACGTCTACATATGATAAAAAGTTTAGAGAATATCTTACAGGTGTAACAAATACAAAACCTTTGCCACCAAGTTCAGATCAATTATTTCAAAACTTTGGTGCAAATATTAATAAAATTAAATCAATCAGTGATGAAGTAATTTATCATCCTGTAAAATATAAAATACTATTTGGCGACAAAGCAGAACCAGATCTCCAAGCAACCTTTAAAGTTGTAAAGAATTCAGATCAAGTTACAAATGACAACGATATTAAGTTACGTGTTATTACAGCAATTAATCAATTCTTTAGTTTAGAGTTTTGGGACTTCGGTGATAAGTTTAGTTTTACTGAACTTGCAACATACATAATGAATTCATTAGCACCGGACATTGCTACGATTGTATTAGTACCAAAGCAAACAGATAAAGTGTTTGGAAGTTTATATGAAATTACAACCGAAAGTGATGAAATTTTTATTTCGAGTGCAACAGTTGATGACGTAGATATTATAGATTCTATTACAGCATCGAGATTAAAAGCAAATGGCGCTATTGTTACAACAGCAACAACAGACAATGCAGGCATAACGTCAAGTTCTAACACTACAGGAAGTAATTACTAATGGCAAATGACAACGATCAAAACGAATTTCCAATTAGTCCAGACGGTGAAAACGAAAAGAGAACCAGTTTAAGTCATCTTCCTCGTTACTTTAGAACTTCTCCAAACAAAAAGTTTTTAACAAGCACACTTGATCAGTTGATTCAGCCAGGTGTGGTCGAAAAACTAAATTCTTATTACGGTAGAAAGAATGCAAAAGCATTTACTGCTGACGATAGTTATGTAGGCGATGTTTCAAAACAACGTGAAGATTATCAATTAGAACCCGCAACAGTAATCAAAGATGATGTTAATAACGTTACATTTTATAAAGATTACAACGACTATATCAATCAACTAAGATCGTTTGGAAATAACAATCCAGATCACAGTAAAATAAATGCCCAAGAATATTATGCATGGAATCCGCATATTGATTGGGACAAGTTTGTCAACTTTAGAGAATACTATTGGTTACCAAGCGGTCCTCAAGTATTATCTATCTTTGGTCAATCCAAAGAAGTAGTTTCAACTTTTAAAGTATCATTGGAGGAGAACGATGACAATGTAGCATATAAGTTTACACCAACAGGTTTAACACAAAATCCTACTTTAAAACTTTACAAAGGTCAGACTTACATATTTGAAATTGATACTCCTGGACATCCGATCGCATTTGCAACTAACAGAGCCTTTACTCCGGGACAAGCAATTATCACAGAAACTGTAGAAGGTGTGTTGGCACCTGGTAAGTTTGAAGCAGAAATTTATGACAGCGATGGATACGACACAGGTGAATACATAGTAGAACCGGTTGAAGGTGGTATCACAGGATTTACAGAAGGCGACAATATTTCTACACTTTACACAGACGGTGTAGAATCTGCAACAGTGTTTGTTGAGAAAGGAACACTAAAGTTTACAGTGCCGTTAGATGCACCAGATAAGTTATTTTATATCAGTAAAAATGATGTTAATACAAGTGGTATGATTTTAATGTATAACATCTTAGAAAATACTGAAATAAATGTAGAAGAAGAAATACTTCAAAAGAAAACTTACACTACAAGAACAGATGTTGATTTATCAAACGGTATGCTTGTAGAATTTCTTGGACAGGTAACACCTGCAAAATACGGAGAAGGTACTTGGTATGTTGAAGGTGTAGGAGAAAGTATCAAGTTAATAAACAAAACAGATTTAGAAATCACTGGTGAATACAGTGCTAATTTATTTGTTCCGTTTGACAGCGAAAACTTTGATAAATTACCTTTTGGTCAAGCATTAAATTATCCTAAGGATAAAGATTATATTACAATTAATCGTGCGGCGATTGATGGCAATCAATGGACTCGACATAATCGCTGGTTCCATAGAGAAACAATTGAAGCGGTTGCTAAAGCCAATGGTACTTCACTTGATTTAGATCAATCTACAAGAGCAAAAAGGCCTATTATTGAATTTGATGCTGGACTAAGACTATACAATTTTGGTAGTAAATTTAAATCAAATGTTGATTTAATTGATGATAAAACTAACGATGTATTTTCTATTATTGAAGGGTCAATTGGGTACAATGTTGACGG